TGGTCTTGCTTTGATGGCAGCAGCCACCGGCTCCATCTCTGCAGGGACATCAACCTTGCCCCGTGTGCCGAACTCGATGTATGGCGCGTGGTAAGCGTTGGCAAATACCGAGTATTGCAAGGTAGTTAGCCGCTCACTCCCAATGCTATTGCGCAGCTCTGCGAAGTTGGCAGGAGCCTTGCGCTTTGCGGTCAGTGCCATCTTGTTCACGCTCGCCTGCATCTCGGCATCAACCTCCCTGCTCACCTCGTTGTCAATCGCGGCAAGTGCATTGATGACTCCCTGAACTCCTTTGAGTTGCAGATTCATATTGACACCCTCCGATAATATTGCGCGGCCATCATCGGGAAGTCAACGAGGTTGGCACCTTCGTTGCTCAAATCAATGCCACGGTTTTGGTATGTGTACGCCGTGATGCAGAGTATATCATTCTTAATATCGTCAGGGACGGAAATATAGCCACTTGTGAGCCATATCTCGTAGATTCCGGAGTGATATACCGACATCTGTGCACCATTGGCTCCAAAGGCCCTGTAATCGCTTGTAGAGCATCCGTCAACCATCACCATGTCGATGGACTGAACCGGCCCTGGCAGTTCGTAAAGCTCGCCGGCGGTCATCTCAATGGTGAGATGCAGTTGCCGCGTGCCATAGTTCCGGCCGGTGTAGTTCTCATGCCAGATGCGTGCGTTCTTGATCAGCGAACCGATCAGCGTGTCATCATCGCTGAACGCTATTTTCATGTAAGTTTTTGCTTCAGCCACACTCACCGGCTCGGTGGTGTAGTCCTGCACTATCTCGGTATCGATGAGAAGGTTCATGCTTTACGTTTATGGTCAGTGATCGACTGACGCATAAAGTTACGAAGTCTCTCCAAGGATGCCATTGGGTCAAGTTCACGGCTGCGAATCTTGGCCGCTTTGCTTGCCTTTTCGTATGCTTTCGGGTGAAATAATTTCTCGATCTGGTCAACCCATAGCTTGACTTCTTCTCTGTCAAAGTAAAGCCCTGCCTTGCCACAATTCTCCCGAAGTCCCGGAGTACCAGAGCTTATGACCGGGATGCCACTGCACATGGCCTCCGTGGCCGTCCTGCCCCATGACTCATATTTACTTGGCATTATGAGGATACGTGTCTTTGCATACACATCCTTGATAGTTGGAGTCTTTTGCAGCACGGTCACGTTCGGTGGTTGGTTCGTGTGCTGGCCTTTGTCTGCAGGCTCGGAGTAACTGCCCATCACACCGATGAACTTGCGGTGAGGGAGTGCTTCAGCAATCTGCCGAAGGATGTGGCCGCCTTTGTTCTCGTCCAGGTTGATGAGCGTGATGGCTTCGTTGTACGATGGGTCAACGTTGGTGTCGTAGTGCCGCCAATCGCATGGAGGAGTCACCACGATGCTGGGATGCTCGTAGTTGAGCTGTGCTTTTGCCCATTCGGAGTTATACACGATGTACTGCGGGTCTTCAGCCCAAACGATCCGGTTGTATGTGCTCGTGTTGTGGATGAGGTGGAAAAGTGGTCTTTTGAACACTTGCGCAATGCCGATGCTCCAGTCGGTATAGTCAAGATGGGTCATGATGGCATCCGACCAGGTCATGAGCCTCTCGATGATCATATCTTCCGGTGGAAAGACATCAATGCCGTCATAGGTGTACATTGAGTTGATGCGGTAGTGGTTGGCTTGGTGCAGAAGGACGCGCACATCACCGCCATTCGCTTTGATGTCCTTGTTGATCCAGTGCGCCATGTACTCCGCACCGCATGTGTGTTGCGGTGGGTAGAGGTGGATAGAGTTGAGCAGTTTCATGGCTTGGTAATTTTGACCACGAGCATCATGTATCCCATATCATCCTCACGGCCATCCTTGATGATCTCAACGCCCTGCATGCCTATAAAATCGGTGAAGTGCCAAAGGCTTCGGTGGGTCTCCAGCTCGTTGCCGTACGCTGCGCCTTGCTCGATCCATACCGCCGGCGTGCTGATGAGGAGGATGCCGCCCGGATTCAGTACATCGTTCACGATCTTGCTAATGACCGCGTTCCCCTCGTCCTTGTCGAAGTGCTCAAGGACATCGGTCATGAGCACGCAGTCGAATTGCTTGTCTGACTCTTGTAAGAATGTTTGAATAGTGCATGTATGCACCCAGTCATAGCACTTCCACAATTCTGACCGATAAGGAGGATACCCTTCAACACCAATGACGGTGGTGTCCTTATAGTTATCCTTGATGCCGACATTAAGCCAGTTGCGGATGCCTGCACCATTTATGCCGTGACCTACACCAAGGTCAAGGATGGTCTTGGGGGAGTGCATGAGCACCTGACGCATGATGTCGCGGAAGGAAGAGTAAGAGCCGATTGGCATGGTGTGTGTGTTTATGTGTTAAGCAAAGAAGGGAGCAAGGCACATGGCCTCACTCCCTTTGTATTTATCAGAGGTCGGATCAGCTCGCGCTTCCGTAGATCGCAGCGGTAGGCTGGAAGGAAAGCAGAGCAACACGGGCTTCAGCGCGGTAGGTCACCAGGTTCTTGATGAAATCGTCCTGATCGGTCTCTGTGCTGCGAACAGCGAGGCCGGAGGCTTGAGCGATGGCGAACGCATCCGTGTTCATGACATAGATCTTGCCGCTCACGATTTGTGAGTGAGGTACCAGAGGAATGCCCACGATGCGGGTCTCACCTTGTGCGCCGATGGTAATGCCACCCGGTACACCGTAGCTGCCGTTCGTAGGCTGGGTCTTCAGAACAGATGCCCACACTGCATGCGTGGTCAGGATTACATTTGGCTGACCGAGGCCGAGAGCCAGGTGCTGCGCAGTGTAGTCGATGATCCTTTCAGCGACCGGAGTGGCAGAGGTGCTGCCGGCGGTGGCAGAAGCGGTGATCGTTGACATGAAGCTGTTGTTGATGGCGCGGTTCCAGTCTTCCAGCAGGCTTTGAGAGAGGTAGGCTTGCAGGAAAGGCAGGTCTTGCAACATCTGACGGCTCACCTTGGCGTAACCGGCTACGAAAGGCACGCTGGTGTTCACCATCGTCACATCGTAGTCGACTTGCGCTTTGCCGCTTCCTTCTGTCTGCGTTCCGAATGAACCCTCACCGATGGCAGCATTTCCACGAGGGAAAGTGACGTTGCCGGTGGCAGTCGGGATGATGCGGAAGATGTTGTAGAGGTGAGGCGAGAAGAACGAGCGCAGGATGGGGTTGTCGGTGTAGCTGATCTGGCTGGTGCCGGTCAGGTTGTTGCCGAGGGTCATCGTTCCAACTGCCTTGGAGCTGTTGAAAGGAGTCTCGTTTTTGATAGCCTCGAAGTTGGCGGCCACGACATCCATGATGCCAGCCTTCAAAGACTTCTGCCGGTCACCACCGAAAGCGTCATTTTCCATCTCGGATTTGATCTTGCCATTGGCGGCAATCAGTCCGTTGATCTTCTCGCGGAGTTCACCGAGAGTTTCGCCCTTCTTCTGGGCATCTTCGTTCAGCTGCGCAACAGTGGCAGCATGTTTAACTTCCAGTGCAGCGACTTCTGCGCTCACCTGGCTTTTGATTTCAGCGAGCTTCGGATCGAGCGCGCTGACGATGTCTTTTACTTCCATTTTGGTACGATTGTAAAAATTGTTTAAAAATGTTTGAGTATCAAAATATCGAGTGCATTGGCAGCATTTTTAGCTACATCGACCTCGACTTTTGGCTCGGCCGGTGTCTCTGCGACTGCCGACTTGCTACTCAAATCTTCGATGAGTTGATTTAGCTGCTTGATCTCAAGCATCAAGAGTTCGATGGTTTCATCTGTCGCATCAGTGTGCTTGATGAACTTCTCAAGTTTCTTGACTCTTTCGATCCTTGCATCCATTGATTTCAGTCCGAGCATAGGCGTGTATTCATTTGCGCCCCAGCTCGTCAAAGAACTTCCTTCATACAAAACTACGTCATAGAGTTCAGTGGCATCCTTGCCCTTCCTGCTGCCCTTCACGTTGAACCCGATGGAGTGCTCTTTCACCAGGTCACTCTCGACCATCTTGATGAAGTCGCGGCCAAGCGTGTGAGTGCCGATCTGTGATTCGTAGTAAAGGCCGTAAGAGTCTTCCTTCAGCTCATTGATCTTGCCCAGCGGTTGGCGTGGGTCATGGTTCAGAAGGTGCTTGATGCGTCCCTTCGGGAACCATTCATTCAGTGACTTTTGGAAGGCACCGGGAACGATGATGTCACCGTCAGAGTCTTTTATGTTGAATGCAGAGAAGTAACCGGTGACGATGCCCTTCTTGGCATCGACATCCTTCACATCCTGCGTCATGCGCTTATATCCGTAGATCATGCTTGTATTTTTCTCGTCAATCTGACGCAATTTACGAATTGCCCAATCAACCCCTGCATCACCGCCCCAGGCATCCCACATCAACCCTCCGCAGCCTTCGGAGTATGGCACATCCTTGTTCTGCTGGTGACGCTTGAAGGATGCCATCCGAGCGATGGTGTCACGGCTGATGCGCTCTCGGTTGGCGAGCTGATTGGCGCGTGTCCATCCGACCGGTGTGCCGCACGATGAACCATTCTCCTCCTTGTACTTCAGTGCCCGCTTGGCGTTGTTGGTGGCCGCCTCTGGGTAGTCGTTGTAGGTCTCTTCCTTGTGCATGATGGCATTGACGATGCCCTTCATGTCATCGTCATCATCATCGTCATCGTCATCGTCAGCCTCGCTCGCCTCGATGGCAAGGTAGGCTTGGTATGCCCGGTTCGCCGCTCGTTCGGTGTTATACACACACTCACCATCTCCGATGCGATATTTTCCGTTGCTACATTGTTCGACTGGCATGTTATCTTCTTTTTGGTATTAGTCTTCCTTGTGCGTCCCGCTTGTTTTCAAAGCCGAGAACGCACCTGCAATTTATCGTAAAAGCGGCAGGAGCTGCCGGGTCGAGTGGGTAGTCAGCCGATGCCGTGATGCCGTTCGTTCTGCCGAGCTGCGTGAATGGCATGTCAAGCTCTTGCACCCTGCCGTCAAGCTGTGCATGGTCGTACTGATCTTTCTCACTGAACCGGCGTGTCCGGAAGTCCATCACGCTGATCCACTCCTTTGTCACCTCGTAGTCTTGTAGCCTGGCCGCTTCGATGGCGGCAAGGTTGGCGGCTCGGTTGCTCTCTGTTCTGGTGATGGTCAACGCCCTTGCCGGAGATGCCACTTCAGGAGTGATGCGCCGGGCAATCTCTGCGAAGCCCCATCTCTCGGCGGTGCTCTGAACGAGGATGTTCAGGATCCGGTCTTTAGTCGTTTGCTCGATCAGTGAGAGCAGATCGAGTGCCTGCTTTGTGAGTAGTTCGGTGATGGTCAGCAGGAAGTTTGCGTTGAAGAATGAGACCTTCTGCCCTTTCTTAAGTTGCTGATTGGTCAGCCTACCAAACTCCATCGCGACCGATTTGTGCAGCTTGTTGATGACATTCAGAAGGTTCTCATCGAGCAGCGTGAACTGCTGAAAAGCACGGTCAAAGCCTATCTCTTCAGCCTTGGCAATGAACTGCTCGGCCTGCTTGGTGAGAGCACGCTGAACCTTGGGCAGACCTTCATCCTCATGCTTCTTTAGAAGCTGATGCCATCTCCTCCAGTACGATCTTCTTTGCCGTGATGTCATGTATCAGTCTTGTCCGGTATGCTTCTCTCGCAGCGTCTCTCATGCGCTTCTCGGTGATGCAGCCCCGCTCGGTGGGCAGCTTAGGGAAGCGTGCCATCACGAGCGTGTGGATGATATGCAATTCATCTGCGCTCATATCTCTCCGAGCATGTCCTCGCCGCTCAAATCACTTGCAGCCTGGTCGATGGGGATCAGGCCCTGCGCAATGTACGCGGCATCATACGCCCCACCCTTTGGCTCGTAGTTCATCGCCACGCGCTTCTCATCGTAGGTGAGCCAATCGGCAGACCGCAGGCCGTTCACCATCTTCTCCATGTCCCTTTGCAGTTCAGGCAAAGCCATGATGTCGAAGTCTATGAACACATTGCGGTCACCCATCCTCGGCACAAGCCACTTGTTCAACTCGTCTCGGAGCTGTGCGCACATTGGCACAATGGTGTTGGTTACAAGGTCGCGGAGTGCGTTCTGGTAATTGTTGTCGGCCATGTTGTCAGCGGAGAACAGCACGACCGGCATGCTGAACACCCGGCACCATTGTTCAAGGCTGAACTTCATCGTGTCGATGAGTGCCATCT